GTCAGGTCTTTAACTTTAGCCAGACGCGACCAGTCAACGTCTGAAAGCGGGTTCGCATAAGGGTCGCCGCTCCCGTTATAAACCCACAGGGTGGTTCCGGCACCTTTCACCGGTATTGCTGGATTTGGTACAGGCATATCGTCCTCACATTTCATAGGTAATGACATAAGTCAGATCGGCAGAACTCCACAGGCCCGCATCATCGTCGCGCCGGTAGTCATAGCCGCTGGCCACCATACTGGTGATCAAATCTGACAGTGCCGGGACATCGCTCATCACCGGATAAATCCGGGACTCCATCCACGAATCCAGCTCTGAATCCGGCACCTGAGCAGGCAGGAAAACTTCAATATGCAGCTCCGCCTGCCAGGTATCACTGTCCAGCTCTTCGCCCGTGTATTCAGCGCCGGTGAGATAAACGGCAATTGCCGGAAAATCCGCCTCATCAAAAACAGCGGGGCGACCATCAAAAAGCGTCGCCCCGGTGTCATGCTTCTCCAGTGCATCCAGTACGGCTGCACGGAGTTCAGTATGTTTCATCGCTTTATTACCATTCTCAGTTGATGCTGCAGCGCATAGCCCAGCTCTTTCGGAAGACGTTCACGCCGTATCCGTTCAATATTCTGTTTAAACGCCGTGGTAAGCGGCACCGCCATCGGGATTTTCACCACATCAATGGGGTAACGGTTTTTCCCGGCCACACGCTGCATGACATGCCACCGGCCATTTTTCAGTTGCTGAATAAACGCGCCGGGAATACGACGGTTTCCCACCACAAGCACGCTGCCGCCACCTTTCAGGGATGAACGCTGCCCCTTTTTACGACGTCTGCGGCGGGAAAGGACAACCCGCGCGTTACCCAGCTTGATTACGGGCAAATCCTGCCAGTTCTGAATGGTACGGATACTCGCGCCGAAAATGTCAGCCAGCTGCTTTTTGTTGACTTCCATTGTTCATTCCACGGACAAAAACAGAGAAAGGAAACGACAGAGGCCAAAAAGCCCGTTTTCAGCACCTGTCGTTTCCTTTCTTTTCAGAGGGTATTTTAAATAAAAACATTAAGTTATGACGAAGAAGAACGGAAACGCCTTAAACCGGAAAATTTTCATAAATAGCGAAAACCCGCGAGGTCGCCGCCCCGTAACCTGTCGGATCGCCGGAAAGGACCCACCAAAAATGATAATGATTATCAAATACGTTTATCACACTGATATTCAGAATCACTACTGAAAGACTCCCTTTGTGGTGCGCGAGGGATGCGCATAAAAAAACCACCAGCAAATGCCAGTGGCTAAAGATATTCATTGCGAATAACCATCACAAAACAACTTAACTCGTGAGGGTAGAAATTTTACTCGAGGCCAAATTTCTTCTTTAAATAGGCCTTCGTTAACTCCAGCCCAACATCTTTGATTGTACTCAAAGGGGCATCGCTCATTGACTTTAATTTCTCAAAAACCGTAGGTTCATTTAATGCCTGGGCGAATTCTTGTCCCTGCGCAGATAGTCGCACGTCGGTACCCATATCTAGCATATGGCCACAATGGCGCATGTAGCCCAGTTTAGTTATGTCATCCGTTATTAGATCTTTATTACTGATATAACCTTGCTCAATAAGAAGTAGATAATGAAACATCCCTTCATTCGAGCAGATATCGTACCCCGCATTAGCTAAGTCTTTTGTAGATATAAAGGGAGTTTTCGCTTTCAAAAATACCTCAAGCATCCCCTTCATGTATTCTAAATTTTTAACCACAAAAACCTCCTTAGGATAATTGGAGGTCTAGAATACCGTTTGCAAGCACGTTGATAAATCATTATCACAGGCACTCAATGAATGCCTGCTGTAATTGCGTACGGTAATGAACGTAAAAAACCGCCCGAGGTATATTTAGACATTAGATGGCGCTTTGTCAGTATAGACCCGGTACGCCCTGACAAACATCCCGTTACATTCAGAGTCCGCCTTGATATACGCCAATTCGTAACCCCGATGCTTTAGCTCTTCACGAGCTCTTTTCTCTTCCTTAGCCATGAAGTTAAGATCTTTAATTTCTGAGTAGGTATATGTTCCCACTATAAAATCTCTGCCTGGCCGTCCATTTATCAGTTCCATGTGTCCTCCCAAAAAGTTGGTAGTCAGAACATACCATGCTAAGCGAGGTGAAAGCACCTTTATCAAGCCCCCCGCAGATAGACTTTGTAATGGCTACTTCTTCAGAAATGATTCGATGAACTCACGCCGGGGATGACGATAGTTCAGAATATCTTCTGGCATCCTCATAAAGCGGTTGTTGCCGTCTTTGGCAGTAACGAAACAGCAGTGAACTCCGCAGACATCCGTTTTGATCGTGTCGCCATACTCAAAAAGCAACTGCGCCATCTTCTCTTGCCATTCTTGCGGCATAGCCTCCATGAATACTCTCGGCATCACGCAGAACGACGCATGCGTCAGGCCAAACCACAATTGCAGGTCTTTACGATATTCTTCATCCATCGTCTTTACCTTTGTTGCAATAAAAAGCCCCGCGAATGCGAGGCTAAATCCTGGTGTTTGTGATGACTGGCTCTTATCTCAACGCAGCCCCTTACCGCGCGCAAGATGCTCAATATCAAGCATCAGCAATGAGATGTTAAATCTGGATTCACTCCAGAAGTGATCACCACCCTGTCTACAGAGCCAGATGTGAAGGATGATGAGTAAAATTATCGCTATCATCGAAGGCATTGCGTCCTGATGTATTCCTGAAGCGTTCTCAGTGCTGTTTGGTCGCGGATAATTCCGTCCCGGATACCGAGAACGTTTCGTCCAGCAACTGGAGAGAGTTCGACGGTGGCATCATTGCCCATGCCGGAGGCGCTGGAGGTTTCGGCTGAGGATGGCACAGGGCATTTTCCTTTGACGAGCACCCTGCCACCATTATCAAGCTTGCGACGAAGAGCATCATTTTCAGCTTTCGCATCAGCTAACTCCTTCGTGTATTTTGCATCGAGCGCAGCAACATCACGCTGACGCATCTGCATGTCAGTAATTGCCGCGTTCGCCAGCTTCAGTTCTCTGACATTTTTGTCGCGCTGGGCTTTGTAGGTAATGGCGTTATCACGGTAATGATTCAGCCCCAGACTAAGCACACCACAGGCTACCAGCAGGACAATAATCACCACACACAGAACACGGTTCATATCACCACCAACGGATTGTCCAGACCAGAACAGCAATGGCCACAATACGAATGGCAAATGCCATTGCCCGAATAAGTTCAGCACTCATCTTTTTAAAGTTCACGATTTCAGCGCAATGACCAGTTTTGCCAGCCCATACAGCATCGGAGACACAGCAATAGCGTATGTATTTTTCCAGTAATACGTCGTGTCACCACAAATCCACGGCACATTTACAGCACTGCCACCATGACACTGCGCGTTAAACACAGTGAGGTCAGCACGAAACTGCTTCAGCATGGCTGTAAACAGCGCAGGTTGCTGTGCGTAGGTGGCGGCGCTCATGTCAAACTCTCCCTGCATCCAGCACACCGCCAGCAACACATTTTTCGGGTTCTTCTGTAATGCCGCTTTGGTGCGTGCGATCAGGTCCTGATATAACGGTTTACCCACACCCCAGCGTGCCGAATCCTGGCTGGCCCCCGTGTCCGCACTGAATGTCCCCTCCGCGCCCTGGGTGAATGCCGAACCACCACGACAGCATGGTACCAGCAGGATCCCCGCGTTATTCGGGATATACGGAAGCAGTTTTTTGGCAATATGTAAGCCCTGGCCGACACAGCCGTACTGCCCTTTGCTCAGGTCTGCCTTCGGATGATTCAGCGTACTCATATCCTGCACATCATGCAGACAGTGGTCAGCCGGGATGATGTCGTTATACGTACAACTCTCTCCACCCGGAGTTACCGTGCTGCGGCGCGCCAGCTGTTTAATGCGCGGATCCGGAGCATCGTAAGAATCCGGTAACGGAAGCCCTTCACCGTAGGCCATGCCGTTGGACTGTCCGGCAAGCACAACCACGTAGAACCAGTCCGGCTCAGATGAAGGGCCGACCTGTGGATCTCCTTCAATAGCCACCGCCTGCATCAGTGTGTACGGCGTAATGGCAACCGGTCCGCCATATGGCTGCCAGCCCTCTTTCAGTTTGTGTGTCAGCTTTTCCGCAAGGTCTGACGGCGACGCCGCCCTGACAACATCATAGTGTTTAAATGCCATGAATCCTCCCGGCCGGGATAATATTGTGAGTAAAATGAGGAGCGGGCTGAAGTCCGGAAGTTACAGGACAATGGCAGAAGAGAGACGACAGCCCGCAATTCGAAAAAGACCGCGCAGTTGCGCAGAGTGATTACTATGGGGTATTATTCGCCAGCTGAAATATTACTTCACGTTTTATTGTTTATTCCTTGCCGCCCGCGTCTCCCAGCGCGGGCTTTTTTTGCCCACAAGAAAGCCCCTCCGGAGAGGGGCTGGAGAGTGGCGCTATGTGCCATTGCATGGTGCCGGGTGCCTCCCGGTGAATTCAGTACCAGCACCTGAATCCGCGATTATCCCATATACCTACTCGCTGATTGCCCCTCCGCACAGGGGGATTCACCATGCCAGTTTCTTTTAACAAACTCCCCGCAAACCAGACAACAGTCAACCGTCTGAATTGTGAGACATTTAAAAAAAAAGGCCCGCAAAAGCGAGCCAGGGAAAATAAGTGTGGCGCGTTGTACTGGATTCGAACCAGTGACCGATTGCTTAGAAGGCAATTGCTC